CTCATCTGTATTAATGATGGCTCTAACTTCTCTTGTTCAGATAACTGTTTGCCGTATTCTGCTGAACCTGCTCCTAATGCTTCTAAAGCATTACCTGTTGCGGTAGGTCGTGCTAATGCTCCTGCTACTTGATACAAGTTGGGTTGTCCACGATTTTCTAATGCTCGCATCAACTTTTCTTGAGCTTGAAGATACTGTTGAGCACCTTCATCGCTAGTTGAAAATGGTAATGGACTTGCTAATGGGTTTGCCATGATTTAACCTTTAATTATGGTTGATATGCACCTGGGTCTAATTCAGGATTATCATTAGTTACAGGAGTAAGCGGACTTACGTCAATTGTAGGTGCAGGCGTACTATTAAAACTTTTTAAATAATCAGTCAAAGAAGAACCTCCCTTGCTTATTGCAGTAATTAAATTCTGCATAGCAGTATCTCCACCTTTTGCAGGCGATTGATTTAATGCTCCTAACAACGTGCCAATTGACATGATTTGTTGCAATGGGCTCATAGCGAATTGACCCTGTTGTCCTGGGGCTGTAGTAGCCTCTGTTGTGCTTGTAGGTATAGTATATCCTTTTAGCAATTGGGATTCATTTGCTAACTGTTGCATTGGGAACAATTGTTCATTTTGGGCAATGGTTTGTTTTTGTTGACCCATAGTTGCTAGGTTATTAATATCCGTAGTATTTAATGCACTTTGTTGCCCTGCAAATGTTCCTAAAGAATTTGCCGCATTTAATCGATTTATATAATCTTGCTGTAAGGCTTGCTGTTGTTGTGCAGTTAATCCTAATTCGGCATTAGCAATCGTATCGCCTAGAGCTGTAGCACCCCTACTTGAGCCAAATTGACCACTACCTACAAGACCTGCTGTAGCTTGTGGGGCTAAGTTCCTGCGAATGTTTTGTTCACCTAAATCACCCACGGCTTTATATAAACTTGTATCCCCAACACCTTTGGCTAGGTTGATAGCACTATTTAATGAATCTTGCCAATTACCTGCATTTTGGCTTGCTGTGTCCCATGCTTGTTTTTGTAAATCGGTTGCACCAACATATTGTGCATTTTCAGCAGCTTGTTTACCTTGAGTTGCTAAATTGTTTAAATAATCGGTATAAAAAGACGGTGCAACAGTTTGTGATTTTTGAACTGTAGTTACATTAGGTAGTGCAGAACCTTGTGAAAAAGAACCTGAACTAGAAGAGCCTGTAGTCATTCCTGCAATATCAGGCGCAGGAGTTGTTCCTGTAGTTGGGGTTGTTCCATAAGTGCTTAATGGGTTAGCAACCGTAGTTGGTGTTGTTCCGCCTGTTGCACCACCAGTCGTTCCCCCTGTTGAGCTTGGGCTAACCAACATTTCATTCCAACTACCATCTTTATCTAATAGAAATGTTGAATTTGGGTTTATTTCTTTCATTCCTTGAGCACTTAAAATATTCTGTATATTACTTCCTTTTGCAGTTGAACCAACGGTATATTGACTTAATGGGTTAGCAACTGTGGTTGGTGTTGCTCCTTTAGCTGAAGTAGTTGCGTTTTGACTAAGTGGGTTTGTTGCAAGTGGCACAGCCCCACCAACACCTGATGGTGCAATAAGCGCTTCTGCTTGCATTCCACTTAAAGCATTTCCAGCCCGTAATGAACCAAAATCATCCCCATATACCATATCAGCCATAGAGTCTCCTCTAGCAGTTGGGTATGTAGTACCAAAATTAGGCATAGCAGGGGTGTTGCTAGTTGCGTTAGGATTAACACCCAAAGCACCTTGATACAATGGGTTTCCCATGGTTGCGTTAGGGTCTGTATTTAAAGGACTAGTCATAAGTTACCTCTTTTCTTTCATTTTAAATCCATCTCGTAAATATTCCAATGGCGATTTCGATTTGGGTGGTATTTTATTTAATGGGGCAGAACGCTTATGTTGCCTTAACGCTTCACGCATTTTATCTAACTTCTTAGCACCAACATCGCTATCCCCACTACCCAATGCCGATACAAAAGACGATGGTAAAACATATTCACCATCAGCAATCATTGCAGGAACTTTACCACCACTTGCATGGTGTTGTTTGTGGGGGACAGACGCTCTAAAACGCTCTAGAACATCTTTTCCTGCCTTACTTGAGCCATTCCCTAATTGAGATACTGCTTCGGCATCTATAACGTAATCTCCGTCGTTTAGAAGGGCTTTAATATCATCTGACTGACCATCACCTTTGCCTGAAGCATAATGCCCTGTATGCCCTGTAATAAACTCAGGTATATGGGCTAATCCACCCGATTTTAAAGTTAATTTTGGCAAACCAAAGTCCGATGAAAAAGAAGTTGTTGACAGAATAGGATTGGTTTGTGCTGTTTCTATTGCTTTAGATAGGGGGGCTTCTTTAGGTGTTAAGTCTTGGGAAAGTCCTAACTGAGATAAAAGTTTAGGATTTACTTGGGATAATTGAGGATAAAGTTGTTTTAAATCGGCTAAAATTTTAGTATTTCCTTGTCCGTAGGATGGTTGCCCTGCCAAACTTGTACCAACAATCGTTGATGGGTTAGTTACAGGCGGTGCTGATTGTGTTGCTAAACTTGATAATGCGCCTTGTGCTTGTTGGGCTTGTTGTGCTTTAGCTGTGTCTTGCGCTTGTTTTGTAATTGATGCTTGAACATTAGATATTGCTTTGGATAGACTTACACCCATATCCGTTTGGGCTTTTACTAAATCTTTTTGTTCTGAAGTCAAACTATCCAATTGTTTTTGTGTAGCCAATTGGTCGGATGCTTCTTGCGTTCCTAAGTCGGTAATTGATTTTGTATTAGTACTAACGGTTTTACCTAAATCAGTTACACTTGTTCCTAAATCTGATACTGTTTTATTAGTTGTATTTAATCCCGATTGAACCGTGGCAATAGCATCGCCTAAACTAACCCCCATATCGGTTTGTGCTTTAACTAAAGATTTTTGTTCGTCCGTTAAAGTAGAAAGTGCTTTTTCCGTAGCGGATTGATTGGTATCAACCGTTTTGCTTAAATCGGTTAAGGTTGTGTTAGTTGTGTCTAAACTTTTTCCTAAATTTGCTACATCTTTAGTTACTGCATCAATAGCCGTAGCTGCATCCGTTCCTTGTTTAGTCAATGCATCAACAGCATTTTTTTGTGCTTGGCTTAATGAATTATATTGGTCAGTTAAAGTTTTTTGACTTGTAGATAAATCAGTAAGTTGTTTATTAATCGGCGACAAGTCTACTGTAGGTGTAGTTGTAGGTAATGCTCCTGTAGATACTGTAGAACTTGTAGATGTATTAGGTGTTGTAGGTAACGCTCCTGTAGGTGTTGTAGAACCTGTAGATGTGGTAGAACTTGCAACATTTGTAGGTGTAGTAATTAAATCTGTATTAGTTGCATTTGACGATGGCGTATATCCTGTCATTGTTGATGCTTGTTCAGGAGTATAACCATTTTTTATAGCTTGATTATATTCATCAATAGTATCTTGTTCTGTTTTTCCTGTATTTCCACTATCTGTTAGATTAGTTTTAACACCGTTATCAACAGTAGTTGATGAACCAGATGGATTAATAATTACTCCACCTCCTGATGTAATGTTTGTTGGAACAATGCTTAAGACTCCATTACCCACATCACTAACAGTACCTGTTGTATTTGTACTTGCTAATGTTCCTAAATTGCTATTTGAGTCTGGTAAAGTAACAGGCTTTGTAATATCCGCCAATAAAGGAGATGGGGTTGTTAAGTCAGATTTAGTCGGTGTTACAGTATCTAACGCACCACTAGGTGTTGTAGGCGTTGTAGTAGGTGTTGTAGATAGTGTTCCTGTAGAATCTGTAGATGTGTTCGGTGTTGTAGGTAATGCTCCACTAGGTGTTGTAGTAGGTGTTGTAGGTACTGTTATGGTGTCTAACAAACCGCTAGGTGTTAATACAAGTTGTTTTGTTTGGTTTAAAGCCGTATTAAATGCAGTATTTCCAATAATTTGTGGTAGTTGACTAGTAATTGCTTTTCCTATATCACCTCCATTTAACGCTGTAGCTGTTCCAACTTTAGCAATACCTGAAGCTACAGAAACTGCTGCATTAATTTTTCCTGGGTCTATTAAATTAACAACATTACCTGCATAATTACCAATAGCAGTAGATGCTAAATTAGTCTTAATGGCTTTTAGTACGTCGCCACCTTGAACACCTGTCATAATTCCTGTAGAAATAGCATTAGTAAATAATCCTGCAACTTGTGCTGTACTTAATTTTGTTGCAGTTGCAAGTGTTTGTATATTTTCTTTTCCTAGAATTGATGTAGCAATGTCGCCTGCATTCGCTGAAACACCTGCACCAATTGCACCTGATAAGGCTGCCTTACCTACATCACCACCTGTGGCAACTGCGACTAAGGAATTCATTCCTGCGCCTAAAACAGCATTACCTACTGTAGTTGCGCCATTCCCAACTGTTAAACCTAATCCTGTTCCAATTTGATTTGCCAATTGTGCTGTTGTTGGTAATGCTTGATAAGCAGTTTTTATAGAATTTGCTATATCGGTCAATGTTGATGTAGTTGCATTGCTTAAAATATTTGTAATGTCAGAGCTTAAATATCCTGCCTCTCTTGCACCTTCTGAAATTATTTTTGGGTCTACCCCTTGGTTTAATAAATTTTGTGCAGTTGTTAACGGTGAAATTGATTGATGACTATTAGCGCCAAATAAATCAGACACATTATATGTTGCATTAGGGTTTGTACTTGAAAATTCTCCTGCATTGGCTAAATCTGTGGGAGATACACCTATGGTTAATAAATTAGATGCTGATGCTCCTTCTTTTACAAGGTCTGATAAAGAAACACCTGATTTAAGTAGTTCGGCAGGACTAGCACCACCAGAAATTAAATCCGATACTTTTACGCCAGCATCGGTTAAATTTGAAAGAGAAGTACCCCCATTAAACAAATCAACCGCAGCTTCATTACCAGCACTTACTACATCGGATATAGATGCTCCTGAATTTACTAAATCAGATGCGGTTACGCCAGCTTTATATGCTTCTGCTGCCGTTACATTTCCTGCTTGAAAGTTTGCCATTGCCGATTCAGGCGTTGATAAATCCGCAATAGTTGTTGCTTGTTCGGCAGTAACGCCAGCATTTGCTAATTCATCTGCTGTTAATGTTCCTTCTTCTGCCGAAGATAATAATTCAGGGCTACTTATACCTGCGGCTAATAACGCAGCCGCACCTACTGTTGCCCAACCACCTGGCACGTCTTTTCTTACCGTTGAATCAATACTTGCACCAATATCACCAATGGATTGTGCAGTATTAGAAACAGCATTACTAATTGAATCACCAATTGAACTAAGTGTATCGCTTACTGCACTTACAGGATTACCACCTCCACCATATAGGCGCATATGACCAAACATAGGACTAAACGCTTCAAGAGGTAAAAAAGAATGATGACTGTATCTCATACTTTAGCCATCCAATTAAATTTTGGATTATCAGATGGCATCACATTTACGCCTAATGTTTTTAAAAAACGCAATATTTGTGGGTTTTCTGCTTTTCCATAGACTTCTTTAATGTCGGATTGTTTTATTTTTTGTATAAATTTTGAAAGAGATTTAGCCAATACTAGTGGTGTATCTTGTGTATATAAATGAAGTTCCACTTTATGCTTTGCAAATCTAAATAAAAATAACACTGAATTATTTTCTTGCAACAAAACACCATGCCCCGTTTTAACAGTGGCATGAATTTTAACCAAAACATCTTGTGGGTTTTGGTTGTGTACGCTATTTACAATAATCTGACTTGGTGTCATATCAATAATTCGCATTCGTATAAACAATATTCATTATTCCAACAAGTTGGCTTGCCCAATCTTGCCAAGTCTCAAATCCTCTATGGTCAGGTATACCATTCTGTACAAAATAACCTATACCATTCATTCCATCAACCCAATCACGCCAATGCTCTTCAGGAACAGTTCCTAACTGATTAGAAGCAAATTGTTGTGCCATGGACGCACACCAAAAATCCCAATCCACATTTCTAGGGTCAAAAGTCGTCGTCATGGGTTACCCGTTCCACGAACATCACCAATATCGGCACTAATTAATATTCTACCCATTTGGTAATTGCCGTTAAAAGTATTACTTTCAAAACGTAATCGCATTTCACGGTACTGCTCTTTCATATCAATCTTCAATGTGGTTGGACTAAATACATAGGGCGATAATTGGCTAGTTACATCTTGTTCATCGGCATAACCCTTACCCTTAATGTAAACATTCATGTTGCCATTTTGCACAAAATCAGGCTCTATCCGCTCCAAACGTATCCATACATTATCGCCCTGCATTTGTGGATTGCCTGGCCCGCCACCTACCCAACCTAAACTATTCGTTTCAAAATAAGATTGCACCGCATCTACATTGGTTAAATACACTTGGTCAACGCCTATTTCATGTTGCCATAGGGTATAACTACCATTAGTATTTGCTATATTATCCGCCCAAATAGGATATCTAAAGACTTCTGAAAACACACCTGCGCTTCGATTTGCTCCTATTGCAAAGCCTGCATCGTACCAAATCTTTTCTCGCACATTATAAATAATGGCGTTATTACATTCTGTAGATGTTCCTGATGGATAAAACCACCAAATTTCACCCCAACGTGGTACTTTAGTTGCCCATACTTTTTGGCGTTGGGCATAATTTAAATTATCAAAAAAATAGTTTAAATTTGTATCATTCGGTATTTCTTGAACTACGCCGTTATACATTAAGAATCTATCTACACCTGCCCAATAAAATATGCCATCATACTCAATCACACATTGACTCGACATAATCGATGTCTGAGTCGAAATAATGTCATATCGCCAATAGATAGTCGAAGTGCCTACTGTTTGCGGAGCATAGGTAACACGAGTCAGTTGGTCAGTACTCCAAAATAAACCTGCAGGTGACGTTGTACCACCCCTTAATGGCATTCCTTTAATGACTTTAGTGCCTGATACGTTGTTTTGGTTAGCATCTGCGCCTACCCAATTTTGTAGATTACCTGCGCTATTATTTTGAATTAAGCCGTTATTACCATATACAAAAGTGTAAGGATATAACACACAAACACCACCTGATACAGCAATATTATTGTCATAAGTTAAAGTCTGTGTTGATGATGAAGTAGCTACAGCAGATAATGTAATTGTGGTTTGATTTGCCGCTTGTTGTACGTTGGTTATCGTTGTTCCTGCTGTAATGCCTGTGCCACTTACTGACTGTCCTATGCCAATTAATAAATTAGCAGGCGTTACAGTTGCTGTGGTTGTACTGTTTAATACCGTAGACGCAGTGAATATGCCAAGTTTTGTCATTCCCCCATAGGGAAATTGACCTACCATAACAGGCGTATTTACTGTACTACTAATGTCGTTTAAGTTTTGCCCAGGGTGTCCTAGTACGGTTAATTGACCACTTCCACCTGCATCATAAACAACATCCCACTGCCATAAATTATTAGCATTGAAACTAAAAGCCGACGACATGGTTACCGTGGTTGGACCTGAACCTACACCGTTAGTATTATTAGTTTGCCATACATAAACGCCATCACTTTGTCCTGAATACACATAGTTAATACCATTGACGGATTGCATAATCATGCCACGGCTTATGCCTGTTGCATTTTGAAACAAGCCATTGTAACCACCTATTTTACGAGGTCTTCCACGTTGAAAGCGCACCCACAATCCATCCACATACTTGATGGAATCAAATTGTGTACCATCCCTTTGAATCCCAGGTTGTACATTTAGGGTAATTACCTTTGCCGTCAAAATCCACCCCCATAAATACCACCAAGAGCAAAGAATCCTGTTGCATTGAAGTAACCTACTTGCGTATTAGCAACTACAAAACCTAATTGACTAGATGCAGGCAAATATAAGCCTGTATTTAAATCACCTGTAAATTTTAAGGAAGGAACAGAAGTAGAGCCATTTCCTAATGTAATTGATGAAATACTTGATGCAGAACCCGACGCTGCGTTATAGACGTTTGTACCATCACAAATCAATATCAAAGATGTACTTTGCGGAATTGTTACTGTTGCTCCACCGCCTATTGATGTTTTTACAGTAAAAGTATATGACCCTGTTGTGTTATTTGTGAAAGCATATAACTGTACCGTAGAAGGAACAATAATGATTTGATTGTTTGTTAAAGTACCTGTATATACTTGAATTGTATTTGATGCTTGTGGGCTTGTTAATGTAGTTGTACCGCCTGTGACAGATAAAGCCAACTCTGTATATACAAACTGATTAGAACGTCCATAAGCATAAGAATACCAACCTGTACCGCTTGAAATTAATACAATCGATTCAGTAAGCTGTAATTGTTGATTAGCATTTCCATCTATCGTATCCGTACCATTTGGCGTTAATGTAACAATTCCTGTTCCATCATTTTTAAAAATAGTAAACCATCCTGCTCCTACCGTAGATGCTGAAGGTAGATAAAATATTCCTACACCGCCTGTCCATACGTTTATCTGCGCTCTTGCTGATGATTGAACCGTGTAATTTGAACTATATGTTTGTACTGTTGTTTGTTGATTTAACGTCGCTCCTATGGCTGTTAAACCATATCCTGCAAGAGTAGCGGCGTTCGCAGCGGATGTTCCTGCACCAAACGTAACTGTATTCCATGTTCCTTGAATCGTTGTGTTATCAGTAACATAAATATAATAAGCAATACCTGCGGTTGCCGATACAATAGTTGTGCTTCCAACCGTACTATTATTGGTGGCAACTGTAAAAGTATTCGCACCAATATTGCGGATAATCATTGCCTGACCTGTAGATACTTGTGTCGCAGGTGGCATATATAGAGTCAATCCGCCTGTTGTTGCGGACACCTCAATAATATTTGCCGTTACTTGATTTTGGTTATTACCGTTGATTGACCACTGTAAAGTTGTATTTGCGCTTAATGAAATAGACTCATAAGACACTTGTGAAGGACTGACAGCCTGTCCTGTAAATGGACTTGTATAGGTAGGATTAGATATTGTCATGGTTAGCTTTCAATTGCGATTGCCTGTCTATCGGCAAGACGTAGTTGGTCTTCCATTTTCAAGACTTGCATGGCTTCACTATATTTCTGTTGGAAAATTTGTCTTTGGTCATTCTTTACAAACAAAATCGCTTGTAATAACGTGCCAAATAA